GCGATAGTTACTGTGCTCGTAGTTTAGGTATTAAGAAAGGTCTGTCTAAAGCAAAGCAGAATGATCCTAATACACCAAACAACTTATCAAGAAAGCGTTGGAAGTGTTCCGGTGCTAAATCAAGGAAAAGCTAATGCCATACGGTACAGGTACATACGGATCTAAAGTGGGCAGACCGCCCAAGAAGAAAAACAAAGCAAAGCAAATGCTGGGTAAAAAGAAGTCTAAGAAAAACTAATGATACTTGAACTAGCTGCTATTGTAAGTACAGTCAATGCTGCTACTTCTGCACTGAACCGTGTAGCTGGTGCTACATCCGACATACAGCAGATTAGTTCCTTCCTAGGTTCTTTAGGTGAAGCACAGCACGATCTACAGAAAATCAAGAACACTCAATCACTGTCTGCTGCTGACGCTATACAACATCAGCTAACTCAGAAGCAGATTTCAGACACTCTTTCTGAAGTCAAAGACATCTTTATGGTTTCTGGAAATTCTGATCTCTGGAATAACGCTATGCAAGCTATGGCTGACGCTAGGCTTGCTAGACAGTCTGAGATCAAAAGACTTACAGCGGAAAGGAAAGCTAAGAATAGGCAACTCAAAGAAGTACTTATAATTGTAGTTGTTGCTTTACTCTTAGTCCCAGCCGCTGTGTTTGCTTTACTATATTCACTTGTAAAATAATTAAAATAACTCTTGACTTTTACTGAAAAGTATGATATAATATATAGGTACTTTAGCAGTACATACAGTATTCTTTAACTTAAAGGTAAAATACAATGAATAAAGAGTTAGAAACATATTTTGATAATTACTTTGCGTTGTTTAGATCAGAAGGCTGGAAACAGTTAATCTCAGATTTACAAGGTAATGTTGAAAATATCAACTCAGTAGAGTTAACTGAAGATGCTAATAACCTGTACTTCCGTAAAGGTCAATTAGCTATTCTTGGAACTCTCTTTAATCTTGATACGCAGATTTCAAACTCTCATCAACAAGCACTAGAGTCTAAAGAAGACGAGAGTGTAGAACAAGATGAGGTTATTTGATTTCAGATGTCCTGATGGACATAAGTTTGAAGATTTAGTAAAGTCAGATGTCACAACTTCTAGGTGCAGTTGTGGCTTAGACGCAAATAGAATTGTGTCTCCTGTAAGGTCTAGGTTAGAAGGCATCAGTGGAGATTTCCCTGATGCACATGACAAATGGGCTAAACGTAGGAAGGCACAAATCGCATATGAGCGGAAACAAGGTATTTAACCCTTCCGTTATAATAAAGTTCTCCATAATACTAAGGTACGGAGTTAATAATGGCTAAGATTATAGATCCTGAGCGTCAGGAACAAGAGCAACAAGCAGCGGAAGAAGGACTCAATGAATACGAGTTTGATTCTACTGATCAAGAAGCACAGGCAACTCCTGAACAGGAACCTGGACTTCCAGACAAGTATCAAAATAAATCTGTATCAGAACTAGCACAGATGCATCAAGAAGCTGAGAAGCTATTGGGCCGACAAAGTTCTGAAGTAGGTGAATTGAGAAAAGTTGTAGACTCTTATATTCAGACACAACTCACACCAGAACAAACAGCACCCACACAAGACGAGGAAATAGACTTCTTTACAGACCCTAATGAGGCTGTAAATAGAGCAATTCAGAACCATCCTAAGATAAAGGAAGCTGAAGCAGTCACAAACCAGTATCGCCAGAGCAATGCAATGGCACAACTGAAGGGTAAGCATCCAGAGATGGAAGCTATTCTACAGGATACAAAGTTTGCTGAGTGGATTCAAGCATCCCCAACTAGGACCAGATTGTTTGTGGAAGCAGATCAACAGTACAATACCGATGCCGCAGATGAACTTTTCAGTAATTGGAAAGAGCGACAGAACATAGTACAACAGACTGCTGAAGTAGAGCAACAAGCTCGTAAACAAACTGCAAAAGCTGCTAGTACAGGTAATCCCCGTGGTAGTGGTGAACCAGCTTCAAAGAAGATCTATAGACGCGCAGACATTATTAACCTTATGCAAAAAGACCCTGATCGCTACGCACAGCTTGCACCAGAAATATTGCAAGCATACGCAGAGAAACGGGTACGCTAATTATATATCTTAGGAGATATTTATTATGACTGATTCCACATATCCCGCAACCGGCGGGTTTGTAAACAACACAAGTGCAGCTACTTTCATCCCAGAAATCTGGAGTGACGAGATCATTGCTGCATACAAGAAGAACCTTGTACTAGCAAACCTAGTCAAAAAGATGTCTATGTCAGGCAAGAAAGGCGACACTATCCATGTGCCTAAGCCTAACCGTGGCGCTGCACACGCTAAAGTAACTAAGACTGCTGTAACAGTGCAGGCAGATACTGAAGGTGAAGTACAGATTGCTATTGATAAGCATTTTGAATACTCACGTTTGATTGAAGATATTACAGATGTACAGGCTCTTAGCTCACTACGTCAGTTCTACACAGAGGACGCTGGTTACGCTCTAGCTACTAAGGTAGACACAGATCTACACAGCTTGGCTACTGGTCTAGGTTCTGCTGGTACTTCTAGTACTACTTACCTAAACAATGGCGGTACTTTCTTCATTAACAACGGTGCTTCTACATTAACTACTTATGTAGCTGATACTGTAGTTGCTGCTGACATCTTTACTGACGGTGGCTTTAGAGCATTGATTCAGAAGCTAGACGATGAAGACGTACCTATGGACGGACGTAGCTTTATTGTACCTCCTTCAGTTCGTAACACAATCATGGGTATTGATCGTTACGTTAGTTCTGACTTTGTTAACAATGGCAAAGTAACTGGTGGTCAGATTGGTGAGCTATATGGTATTGACATCTATGTCAGCACTAACTGCCCTGTAGTTGAAACTGCTGGTAATAACAGTGCTTCTTCTATAGATAGCTTAGGTGCTCTATTGTTACACCGTGATGCTTTGACTTTTGCAGAGCAAGTAGGTGTACGTTCACAGACTCAGTACAAGCAAGAATTCCTTGCTAACTTGTTTACTTCAGATACCTTGTACGGTACTGCTGTACTACGTCCTGAAGCTGGTCTTACCTTGGTTGTTCCTAAGTAACAATCATTTAGCTGGGGGCTGCTTAGGTGGCCCCTTAGCTTTATCTTTAAGGAGTGTGCGATGTTACAAGCTCTAATTGGTCCTGTAGCTAATCTAGCTGGTACTTTCCTTAAAAATAAAGCTGCTGAAAAGCAAGCTGTACATGAATCCAAGTTACGCCGTATTACAAATGACGGTGATTGGGAAACTCAACAAGCTGCTGCCTCACAAACCTCATGGAAAGATGAATGGTTTGCTGTAGTTTTAAGTCTTCCATTGATAGGTGCTTTCATACCTTCTATGGTTCCTTACGTTGAACAAGGATTTACTGTATTGTCTATTATGCCTGATTACTACAAAGCCTTCCTAGGCGGTGCTATAGCTGCAAGTTTTGGTATTAAAACCCTATCTACTTGGGGTAAATAGTGAACATTAATTTAAACTTAGGTAATCTTGGTTTAGGCAACCTAGATTCTATACTTGCTAAATACTATGCGGATAACCCTAAAGCGGCAGCTAGTTCTGGCTACAAACCTCCTTCACGCCCTGTAGTTGCTCCTGCACCAGTTGCTCCTGCACCAGTTGCTCCTGCGCCAGCGCCTGTACAATATTCTTCCTTTAATAATCCTTTCCTTGAATACCGTGATACTTTATCAGGGGGTGCTAACTATGCTAATATTAATGATGTAGATGAGGTAGATAATTACTATGACAATGCATTTGAAAAAGCATTTTCTGATGTAGGGTATTTATTAGACACTGATATTATTGGTGGTGAAGGAGGTATTGGTGGTGGTCAAGTAGACTATAGCCTTACCCGTGTACTTAGTGAACAAGAGTACCGTGGTTTTGTAGGAGATGCTCCTGCTTATTTAAGTAACTTTAGCAAAGATGCTACTCTTAAACAAGCATTAACTGCTGTTGGGAGTATTAAAGATTTAACTTCTACTGAAGACCTACAATCTGCTTTAAGTAATTATTACGGCTATGATGTTCAAGCTAAGTCTCAAAAGTTAGGTTCTTTTGGCGGTAACTTAGCTACCCATACGTCTTCTTCTAAAGCAAACTTACAGCAGTTTCATTCTCTTGTAGAACCTATACTTAAAGAACAAGTATCTTATTTGCAAGCTACGGGAGGTTTAAGCTATCAAGACGCTTTGTCTGTGGCTTATAACCGTGACCCTATGATGCAAGCATTGTATGCTAAATATGATGTTAAGCCTTACAGACAAACTAAAGATGGTTCTACTTATCTTTATGATCCGTTTAGTTTTAGTGAGATAAGAACCTCAGAAGTTAAAGATCCTGGCTTTTGGGACATTGCTCCACACCTAGCACAAACAGCTTTAGTATCTGCTATTTTAGGGCCAATAGCAGGGTCTATGTTTGGGAGCACTGCTGCTGCTTCAGTAGCAACCGCTGGTGCTACAGCATTAGCTACAGGTGGTGATCCAGTACAAGCAATGTTACTAGCTGGTATACCTATTGGAGACATTCCTATACCCTTTACTGGAGGAGGCTCTACTACTGGCGATGAGTATGGAATAACAGTAACTTCTTCTAATGCTTCTCCTGCTACCTTAAATAACCTTACGGGTAATCTTGTTAACTGGACTGCTGGTTCAAGCCCTTTATTAACTGCTATCAGCACTGCTGGAGTATCTGGTGGTTTACAGCCTACAGGCAGTAGTTCTACAGGTGCAACACCAGATTTTAACCCTTACATCAATAACATTGCTGCCTCTGCTGCTGGCACTACTGTAGAAGCAGAAGAAGAAAACTTAAACATTGATTTAGCAAACTTAGCAGCTTTGTCTCAGCCAGAAAAAGCCCCAGTTACTCCTATCTCTCAGCCTGAGTTTGATAATATAACTATAGACACTACGGTAGAAGCTGGGGAACTACCAGAGCTACCTTTAGATGTAGCCCCACCCCCGCCTCCCCCTTCTTCTTCTTCTCAAGAATCAACAGATAGCAGCAGGGACGGTGAAGAAGAAGCAGGTTTGGATATTATATCAGCGCAATTAAG